CTGCTGGCTGGTGAAACCATCCCGCTGACTTCCAAGGTCTTCTTCGATGACCTGTCGAAGACTTGGTTCGTGGATAGCTGGCTGTCGTTCGCAGTGACGCCGAACCGTCCTGAGTTTGCTGGTTCTATCCTAATCCCGTAACCTCACAAGATACCCCTGCATTGTCCCACAAGGATAGTGCAGGGGTTCTTTTCGTCTTTGGAGATACTATGCTCAGTGAATTGGATGTAGTCAATGAAATGCTCAGTACATTGGGCGAGGCTCCGCTGAATGCTCTTGATGACGAGCATCCCCTTGTGCCCGCTGCTCGGCGTATTGTGCGCATTGCATCGTACCGTCTGCAAGCAGAGGCTTGGTGGTTCAACCAAGAAACGATTACCCTGAACAATGACCCGAATACTGGCGAGGTGCTTCTGCCTTCTGATGCTATTCGTGTCGACCCGTCTGACCGTAACTGGAACCTCGTGCAACGTGGTCGCCGGTACTATGATCCGAGTAACGCAACCTACAACATTGGCGAGCCTGTGCCGTCAGTGCTTGTGCGCAATGTTCCGTTCGATGACCTGCCGCCTACGGCGCAGCATGTTGTGTCATTGACGGCTCAAGTCGAATTCAACAAAGCGTATGACGGTGACGAAGTAAAGCTGTCCATGCTAGGCGCAGCCCTTAATCTGGCGCGTGCCACGCTGCATGCAGAGCACATTCGTAACGTCGATGCTAACCTGATTGAAGCGCCTGCACATCAGGCAAAGATCAATTTCATCCGTGGTACGTCAATCCGTATCCGATAAGGAGGACTCAATATGGCCCGAGTAGCAGGGAGTTATCAGTCCGTGACTCGTGGCGTAAGCCAACAAGTTCCGCAAGACCGGCGACCGGGCCAGCATTGGGAACAAGACAATATGCTGTCTGATCCTGTGCGGGGCACTGCTCGCAGGCATGGGTCAGTCATGCAAGACGAAGTGGTGTATGCTGATTGCTCGGGAGCAGATTACCCTGCAACTGTTTCAGATACTGCCAACTTCAAAGAATTCACCTTCTTCAACCAAGGAGTAGAATTCTCTCTGCTTTATCGCAGCAAGGCAAAGGTTGCCGACAGCATTGCTCCGCTGGCGTGGTGCTACAACAAGGATACTGCAAAGTTCCTCCCTGTCAATCGCCCGGTCACTGACTCCGTTGTCGATGCCTTGACTTCTGGTGGCATCAGTTCCATGGTTGCGGTCGGCAAGTTTCTGTACATTGCTGGCAACACCATCACGCCCGCGTACAGCACCAACAATGCTTGGGCCAGCACTACCAACTCGCGCAGAACCTCTGTGTGGATTCGTGGTGGCACGTACTCCCGGACCTTTACTGTCAAGTGCTCAATGTCCAACGGCACGACCAAGACCTTCAGCTACACTACTCCGAGCAGTGCCTATCAGGGTACGTTGGACACCACTGATATTCCCTACAATGCAACGGATTACCAGAAGCAGGTCAATGACAGAACCAACGCCTATAACACTGCCGTAACTCAGTGGCTTGCTACGGCTTCTGCTGCTATCCAGCCACAAAGCATTGCGCAAAATTTGCTCAGTGCTGCGGCAGACCAAGGACTTACAGGGTCTAGGGTTGGTTCGCATATTGTGTTCGATCATACGCAAGGCATTGTCGAGATTGAGGTCAGTGATGGTGGCGACAACAGCTTTATCCGTGGCGTGGCTGCTGACGTAGCAAGTCCCGACCTGCTGACCAATGTGCATTATGCTGGTAAGGTTGTGCGTGTCCTACCCAAGAAGAATAACGAGGAAGATGCTTACTACCTTAAGGCAATCCCAAAAGTGGAGGGCGCAACGGGGTGGGTTGAGGTTACATGGCGAGAAGCTGCCGGTGTTGAATACACACCTACGACAGTGTTCGCCTTTGCTACGGTGAAGAACAATCAGTTCTACATTGCGGGTAGTGCTGCTGCCTTGGGTACGCTCATTGGTGAAACTGTGCCCGGCTTTGAGCAGAATCAGGTTGGTGACGCCATTAGCTCGCCTGCGCCTAGCTTCTTCGGGAAGCGTATTGATTATCTTGGGCTGTACCAAGATCGCCTTATCATTGGCAGTGGTAGCGTGCTGATGTTCAGCAGGCCCGGTGACTACCTCAACTGGTTCCGTACTAGCGTGCTGACGATTGATGATCGTGATCCTGTGGAAATGTTTGCCATTGGCGCAGAGGACGACACCATCACTTGCTCGACTACCTATGACCGTAACTTGGTCCTGTTCGGCAAGCGCAAGCAATACGCTCTTGATGGCCGGGTGATGCTTACCCCACTGAACGCCAGCATCACGATCATGTCTGCGCACGAGGATGCGACAGAGGCATTCCCTGTTAACTCAGGCAACCTTGTGTTCTTTGGTAAGCGTAAGGGTAGCTACAGTTCCTTGCATCAGATTCAGATCGGGCAGGTTGCAGAGAGTCCCGAGGCTTACGAGATTAGTCAGCAGTTGGATACTTATCTGCAAGGCTACCCGTCAGAGATTCGTGCAACGACTGCCCCCAACATGGTTGTGTTTCGTACCACTGAATTGCGTAATGGTGTGTATGTCTACACCTACCTCGACGTAGCCGGTGGCGGTGAACGCTTGTTTGATTCGTGGAGTCGTTGGACGTGGGATGAACGGCTTGGCTGTACGGTAGGTATCAGCACCCATAACTCTGATGTGCTTGTGTTCTCGAGTCGACAAGGGCTGGACCGTAACGGAAACCCGAAGGCATGGATTGTTGCAGACAAGATCAGCACGGAAGGCGCACTGTCTGACAAGCCTTACATGGACAGTATGCGAGCTTACAGCAACTACGCTACACCGACTGACAACTCGTGGATTCATGCAGGTAGCAATGACCTGAGTAAAGTCAATGCTGCATTCGGAGCAAGCAAGGATGAAGCATTCCTCGGCACAGCTATTGGCTTGGTTGATGATCTGGTGACTGAGTACGGCACGGACGATCTGTGGGTTGGTCTTGAGTACGATGCTTTCTTCGTGCCAACTAACCCGTATATTCGTGACCGTGACGGCAAAGCAACCCTGTCTGGTCGATTGACCGTAGTCTCCTTCCTTGTCTCTGTTGCTGACTCTGGCGGGTTTGAGGCGTATGTCACAACTCGCAATGGCGAGCGACAAGCTCTTCGATTCACTGGTCGGGTAGCAGGTAGTCTTGACTCACTGATCGGCAAGCAACCGCTTGTGACTCGGAGCGTACAATTCCTTGCCGGTGCAGAGACTCGGGAATTCAAGTACAAGATCAAAGCACTGTCTTGGTTGCCGCTCACTGTCGACAGCATTGAGTGGAAGGGACAAATCTTTAACAATTCAAGGAGAGGGTAATGTGGCAACTGGCTTCTCTTGGCATGGGTTTGCTTGGCACTTTGGGGCAGGCTTCTGTCGCCGAGGCACAATACAAAGCACAGACCAAGATCGACAAGGCTAACGTAGCCGCGTCAAACCTGCTGCGTCAAGGGGAGAATGAGAAGGCAGCCGCAAGGCTGTCTCTCGCCACTTACCAGCAATCACTTAACAATCAACGGGTAGCTCGGTACGGTGATGAACAGATTACTGCGCTGTCTCAGAACTTCGGTCGTATGCTTGACGCTTCCACTCGTGGTAGTATCCAGCAACAACTGGCCGCTTCTGAACAAGTCGGCAAGGTTGCAGCGGCTGCTGCCTTCGCAGGCATTGGTGGGGCAAGTACGGAGAAAGTAGAGGCAACTCTACGTATGCGTCAGACTCTGATGGAGCAGGAGCAAGACCGAGCACTAGCCGATGCAACTGCTGACTACAAGACGCAACGCATGCAGCTTGAGCGTGCCAAGATGGAAGGACTGGACTATCGCTATCAACTGGCAGGTATGGATTATGCGCAAGACCAAGTACCCTTCAGGGCTAAGCCTAGCACTAGCAGTGCTGTCCTTGGCTTTGTTGCTGGCAATATTGGCAACATTGCTAACGCAGCCAATGCTTTCAGTAGTCCTTCCGTACCTAATACAAACACCAACATGCTGTCTATGAGTCCAATGACTCCTGCGACTAGTCCTAGCTTTGGCAGTGCAGTCAGCAATGACTTCTTCCAAGTCGGTGGTCCGGGTGGTATTGGCGTGGGCTGGCAAATCTAAGGAGAAGCTATGGCTACTTTTACGTTTGATGTGGCACAGCCTGTGCAAGCTCCCGGCCCTGTCGGGCCGCAGCAGGCAATGGTAGGTACTGCTGGACAAGGGTCTGCCCCTCGTGTGTCAGTGGCTCCGGGCGGAGAGTTCGGGGCTGCTGCTGACTCAGCGTCAAGGACTCTCGATGCTCTGGTCAAGATGGGACAGAACCTGATTGCTCCCAAGGTACAGGCAGAGAAGACTCGCATGGCGATGGAGGGCATGGTTGCTGCATTGCAAGGTATGTCCGCCGCTCAGATTCAAGAGCAAGAAATCTTTGGCGGGATGTTCGGCGATACTGTTACTGTCGCTGCTGCCCGTCAAGTTGAACAGATGGATGCTGTCAATAAGTTCAACATTCATCTTGCCAACAACATGCAAGACCTGCGTAAGATGGACTCGATGGAGTTCCGTAAGTGGTTCCCTGAGCAGATGCAGCAGTTCATGACAGGCGATGATCAGAGCGACGCACTGATTACTCAGGCTTTCATGGAGTCTGCGCCGAAGGTCATTGATATGCACACCAAGGCACACATTGGCTACCGGCAGGAAGTTGCTGAGAATGCGTGGTCCAATGACCTCTTCACTGCTGCTGCTGCAATGACGCAAGACCACAACAATGCGGCCAAGGGTGCAGTTAATCCCGAGTTCTCGCTAATGTCCAAGCAGAACTTCGTTGCACGACTGGCAGGGCCGGGCGGTATTCATGGCGAGGCATACAAGACGTGGATCAACAAGGCGTACCGTCGGCTTGCGGCAGAAGGCAACATCGCTGCCCTTGACCTGATGGAAGATACTGGCGTCCTCAACGCTACTCAGAATGACCAGCAGTACGAGCAACTGATTAAGATCAGGGATCGTGCTGAGGCCAAGATGATCAGCGAGGCACCCGCATTCTCTAAGTACGTCAGTGACCTAGGTGTTGTAGAGGCTGCGCTTGATGGCGGCTATACTGGCTTCGCGTCAGTTGAAGACCTCGACAAGTGGGCAATGAACTACAACAACATGGTTGCTGAAAGCACGGGTGTATCCAAGCCTGTGATTGATAACAACCGCCTTGCTGCCTACAAGGAGCGTTATCTTAAAGGTCTTGATGCTGCCAAGCGTCGGACACAGGGGGATGACTTCGATGTTCGCCTTGCGCAAGCTACTGCTCATTACAAGGCAGGGAACTACTGGAATGTCTATGCTGATACGGAGCTAAACAAAGAGGATGTTAAGAACGCTGTCCATAAAGCCCTGATTGCAGAGGGTAACTGGGAAGCTGTTGCGAAGCACGCAGCGCATACTCAAGAGCGGTGGGACATTCTTGATGAACAACTAAGCCCTGTCACCCAACTGCTGACCGATGGCTCAATCTCGCCGGGATTGCAGGGCAGTATCCAGTTCTTGAACAACATTGCTACCAATGCAGGCACCAATGCAGAGACTGTGCTTGGCCGTTATCTTGGTGCAAACCGTGCAGCAGCAGCCCTTACCTTGCTGAAGTACGCAGGGGATGGTCTGGACGATCCTGAGAAGCTGAACCGCATTGTCAAGGATTATCATCTGCACGAGTACAAGTCTCCCGGCCCGATGGAAGTAAGTGAGGCTTACAACTGGGTTGTGCAGCAGGACGGTGCAGGGCTGTTTAACTTGGCGTCTGACGAGTTCGCAGCTATCAAGCCAACTGAGGCAGGCATGCAGCAGTTCGCTGCTGAGATTGCTCCACTGATGGCACAGGCTCGCAAGGGTTACGGGAGGACTCTTGAGAGTGCTGGCAAGCTCGCCATTGGTGACGTGATGCACACGATGGATTGGGTTGGCGGGTTCCCTATGCTTAGTCGTGTTCCTCCGAGTGAGAAGAACAAGACTCTGCATAGTGCGTTCAATGCCAAGCTCAAGGCAGTAGTACCTGACGCGCAGCCTGTCAGTCCGTATAGCGAACAGTTCCAAGACGCCATTCGCACTGTCATTGATGCTCAGGTTGCTAGGCAGGAGGAAGGTGCGGGCTTTGCATGGCCTTGGCAGGAATCAACTGTCATCGGCGGGCAATGGCTAGGCGGCATGGATGGCATCATGAACGTCGTGATTGAGCGCAAGGACGGTGTTGAGCAGCAGTTCAACATTACTGTAGATGATGTTCTCGATGCTTACGTTACACTGCGTCAGCAAGTACCGTCGGTAACACAAGGAACCTATACCCTACAAAGGGATCGTTAAGGTCATAACTACTAGGCATTGGCAACAGTGCCTAGAATGATGTGACTTACTTCCAACAAGGAGAAGACAATGGAAGATTTGAAGCAACTGGCAGACAAGTACGCAGATCAATACGGTCTTCCCCGTGACCTATTCCGTGCTCAGATTCAACAAGAGTCTGGCTGGAATCCTAACGCAGTTAGCCCCAAGGGTGCATTCGGTCTGACGCAGGTGATGGCCGATACTGCTAGCAAGCCGGGCTATGGTGTGGCCCCGATGAAGGACAAGTCGATTGACGAACAACTACGCTTCGGTGCGGAGTACATGTCGGCGCTTGTTAAGCAGAACAACGGTGACTATGGCATGGCCCTTGCCTCCTACAACGCAGGGCATGGGAATGTACTGAAGCACAAGGGTATTCCTCCGTTCAAGGAAACGCAGGACTACGTTAAGAAGATTCTCGGTAATCGTGAAGTCGCGGCTCAACCTACTGCAACCCTGATGACGGAGAAGCAGCAGGAAGTAGCCGCTTCGCTAGGACGAGTCTCACAAATCATTGGACAATTCCCTTCTGCTCCCGTGGCTCCTGATCGGGCTGTTCTTGTGGAAGAAGTTATCCGCAGGCAAGAAGCAAGGGAACAAGCGCGACGTGAGAATCAAGCGACCTTCGGGTCCAGCGCCCAGCATAGCGTAGCCAATGAAACGATCACTGGCATGCTTGCGCAGCTTCAGGATGCTGGCCCTGCCGACCCTAACTGGAAGCGCACTCGTGATGACGAAATGCGCGAAGCTGCACTAGGCATTGTCGAAATCCCTGAGATTGATTCTTACGTCAAGGGTGCTGTCAATGCCGACGATTATCGTCGTCGTCTGTCGTTTGCTTCGATGCAGATGGAGCACTACAAGCAGCTTGCCAACACTAACGGCTGGGACTTCGTGAAAGCAATGGCTGGTGGCTTTGCCGGTGCTGCTGCTGATCCTGTTGCTGCTGGTCTGTCGTGGGGCGTCGGCAATGCCCTCAATGCAGCACGTGTATCCCGAGCAACGTGGCGTGCCAGTAAGCTAGGACGTATGGCTGTCAATGCGGGTGAAGGAGCCGTGAGCAACTTCGGTGCCTCTGCTGCTATCCAGTCCGCCCTGAACACTGAAGTATCATGGGGCCGTGCCCTTGAGGATGGTGTATTCGGTGCAGCCTTTGGCGTGGCTCTCTCGGCCCCGTCAGCGGCCCGCTACGCGGCTCGGGAAGCGCGGGATATGGCAGCATGGGACGCCAGTGCCAAGGCGCTTGGCGAGGCTGTGGATGGCAATGCGCCCGCCCCGCACGTCGAACTGATCCAGCGTCAGATGGACGAGGCCCGTCTGAGTATGATCCAGCGGGCACAGCGAGAGGGTGACGAGATTGGGGCAGAACTGTGGGCTGCTGCCGGTCCCGGCGTAGGTTCGCAGGATGTGTCGAGTCTTGCCAAGATCATGCGAGAGCAAGCTGATGCTGGCATTGCTATGGACCCTCACCATGCTCCTAGTACCCGTAGCAAGACATGGGCTGTGGATGATACCACGGAGACTGTGGATGTGCGGGGCATGCGTCTGAGCAAGGAAGCAAGTGCTATCCGTGACTTTGCTTACAATGTCTGGAAGGAGGATGTTGATCCTGTCTTGGCTGACATGCAGAAGCGCATGCGGGCTTGGTACGATGTGCGTGAGCAGAAGCTCAAGAACTACGGCAATCTGTCGCAATGGCTGGACAGTCCGGGCCTTGTCATGCAGAACTCCAAGAGCAAAGTAACTCGCATGCTTGGCGCTCATTTGTTTGAGTCTGCTTCTGGCTTGGGTAAGCGTGAGCAATCTGCTGCACTGAACTACGAGATTATCCATAGCAGGCTGGCCCATAGCTACATCCCTGAGCTTAAAGCTGCACTCTACGAAGGCATTAAAGAGAGGAGCCTGACCGCCTTTGCACGTAACCTGTTTGGTGGTGCTCGTGATGTTGAGGCTAAGTTCTGGCGTGATGTGATGGTTGAGCGCACTAATCGGCGCAATGCTATCAATGCCAAGCAAGAGTACAACAGCACTGCTTCACCGGCTGTACAGAAAGCTGCCCGAGTCCTCGACAAGTTTTGGGGCGATGCGGCTACTCAGATGGAAATGGCAGGGCTTGAGGAAGGTACTGCTATCAAGCGCCTTGGTGTGGCAGGCCATGTTCCCTACAACTGGGACTCGCGTAAGATCGCTGCTGCGCTGCGTGACGATCCTGCTGCATTCGATGCTCTGCAATCCCTGCTGCAAGCAGAGTTCCGTAACAAGGTGCTGGACAAGGCTCTTGACGGACTGGCAGAGCAAGGCAATAAGCAGTTTGAGCGCAAGGCCAAGGAACTTGAGGGTGACATTGCGGCTATCCAAGAAGCCATCGGCGACATGGAGAACACCAGAAAGACGGTGGATACTGCTCGTGATGTGACGCAAGATGCTGAAGCCAAAGTCAAGGACTTGAATGATCAGCGGGCAGCTATCGTTGCTACTGAGAAAGACCTGAAGGTTGCTCTGAAGACTGCACCTGACGAGGGCATTGACACCATCGACGCTGAGGATGTTGAGCTTGGCGACTACGTGCAAGCCATGACTGGTGTTCAGGTCATTGTCAATGATCTGGTTGAGGAAGTGATCGAGGCAGTGGATACGCCTCGCCCTGAAGCTGAGTTGCCGTATCTGATCCGCACTAAGGGACTCTCGCGGCAAGCAATGCGCAATGATCCCAACGTGCAAGAGATCAATGCGAAAGATATGTTCACCAGCATCAGGGACATGGACCTCGATCAAGAGGACATGGCTATCGCTGATACGATGATCAAGGCTCTGGAAACAGACTTTGGTGATACGATCAACGACCTGTCGATCTTCTTCACGCCGGAGCAGGGACGATCCGCTTACAATCCGGGGCAACACTATATCCGGTTGAATGAGAGCATGTTCGTCTATGGCAACGACATTATCATGGACCGGGAGGCAGCATTCACCTTCCTGCACGAACTGACTCATGCACGTACTTCTCGCTGGATCAGCATTATCGAGACAGTGGCTAAGAAGGATGGGCTGTATCCTGTCGATGACAAAGGCCAACTTGTCCAGTGGGCTGATCCTGTCATCGTTGATGTATCGAGGTACGAGAAGTTGGGTGTGCCTCGGCAGGTGGTGGAAGCATGGAATCAGCTTGAGCAAGTCCGTGGTATCATCAAGCAGAAGATGCCAGCCATCATTGGCAGCGAACACGGCATTGGCTACGCTATGAAGAACAGTCACGAACTGTTGGCTCAAGTAGTCAATAGCAAGGTGACTCGTGACCTGCTGCGTGACATGAAGGTTGATGGCGAAGTCTCGCTGCTGCGCAGGATTTGGGAAGCAGTAGCTAAGGCTATGGGGATCAAGCAAGGCACGGCACTTGAGAAGGTTGTCGATGCCCTTGACAAGATCAGTGAAGTGCGCGGAAGGTGGGTCAGTGATTCGGTGTATGATGACACTATACCTTCCCAGTATGCTCCGCAGGCTACCAAGGGGGAGATCAAGCAGCAGCTTGCCATGCTCAAGCAGCGCAAGGATGCTATTGATGCAGAACTCAAGGGACTGCGTAAGCAGCGTGATAAAGTCAATGCAGCCCGTAAAGAAGTCAATAGCAAGGAGAACGCACAGAAGCTCAAGAATCTGCGCCTCCAGCTTGACAACCGCAAGGCTCAACTGGCTGACATGCAGCGTGACCCTCTTGGTTGGTGGGCAGGTGAGGTGAGTAAGCTGCGCAATGCGGCTTATGCTAAGGCGGACAGTCTGACTAGCAGCTACCTGCAACAGATCATTCGTGATCCTAAGAGCAGGACACAAGCTAATACGCTACACGCTACTCGCTTGGCAGAAGACTTGCTGACGGAGAACTGGGCAGGGAAGCAGATCGACGAGGGTCTTGCGGAAGAGTTCGCCACCCTGCTTCGTGAGCGGCTGGCTGATCGCACGCGTACTGAGTTTGATCTTGGGAAGTCTGTTGATGTTGGTGGGCGTGAAGTGTCTCTCATGGACTTCATGGACATTGATGGCATTGCTCAGGTCAAGTCGGGTAGCCATACGGCTGCTGGCCGCATTGCTCTTGCCAAGGCAGGGATCAATGACGACGTGGATGCAGACGCTGCACTGACTGCCGCAAGGACTGATGGTGCAACCGACGAGGAAATCAAGGCACTGCAATTTGGCCTAGACTTCTTCCTTAACCGGATGGATGCTGATGACCCCGCCGCTTTGCACGCTCTCCGCAACATGACGTACTTCACTCGAATGGGTAAGCTCGGTATGTCTATGGTGGCTGACGTTCCTCAGATCATTGGGACGCTTGGCATGAAGACTGGCTTGAAGGTGTGGGGACAATCGTTCCTGCAACTCAACTTCTTCGACAGTAGCAAGCCGTACAATGGTAAGCCGACTGAGTTTGCCAAGCAACTGGCTATCGTGGCTCCGGGTGCATTGGGTCGTGATCATCGCCTCATGAGCCTTGTGCCCGATGACCCTGCTTCTGGTGCTGGTGACTTGCGGGCAGCGTCTTTGCTTCAGCGTGCATCAATGCGCGGGGCACAGCTTACGTCGTACATCAGTGCGGCCAATGCTGTTAACATGGCAATGCACCGTGCCTTGCTTCCGGTACTGTCGGAGGAACTTCTGAAGGCAGTGAAGGGTAAGTCGGCACTGACCGATGTTCGTCTTGCTGATGCTGGCCTAACTCCTGAGTGGTTGGCTCGTATCAAGGTTCAGATGGATAGCTTTGATAAGGGCCGCAAGCAAGGTGATAAGGTGAATTGGGATCAGTGGGAAGATCAGGATGCTGCTGATGTACTCATTGGCGCGATCCATCGTGCAATGTTCCAGACCTTGCAGAAGTCCCTTGTCGGTGAGAAGCCTTCGTGGATGGCTACTAACCAGCTTGGTCGCTTGATCGGGCAGTTCCGTAGCTTTGGACTGACGGCTGCTGAGAAGCAGTCTGCTCGCCTCGGCGTCGGTGTGCAAGATGCTGGCACCGCAGTGACCGCAGTGATGGGCATTGTGTGGGCAAGCCTTATGTACTACGCTCGGGTCAATCTGAACGCTGCTGGTCGTGAAGATGCGGAAGAATATGTGTCCGAAGCAATGAGCGGGATGCGTCTTGCTGCCGGTGTCATGACCATGTGGAACATGAGCGGCCTTGGTGCGGACATTGCTGGCGTAATGGGTACAATGTTTGGTGGTACTCAATACACTAACGCCGGACCTGCCGCTGCCTTGGGTGTGCTGCAAGACATTACTCGAGCGGGCGGTGCAGTTGGCGGTGCATTGGCTGGTGATCGTGAAGGGGAAGAAGCGGCTAAGGCCGTGGTTCGTCTGCTTCCCGGTGCTAACAGTGTCCCGATTACTTACCTGCTTAATGAAATGTCAGAGAACTGATGGACAAGGGCTTCGGCCCTTGCCTCAGTACAGTATAACAGATAATAGGAGAAAGGCGAATGTACTTCTCAATTAATCGCTTCACAGGCGATGGCGTAACTACGCAGTGGGAGTTTAACTTCGCTGGTGGTTACATTGATCAGGACCACGTTAAGGTCGTGGTGACTGATCCTGAAGGCGTGGAAACAGTCCCTGCCTTTACTTGGGTTGGTCCTAATACGATCAGCATTGTTCCCGCAGTAACTGACGGTGATCAGCTCGAGATTTACCGAGACACGCCTAAGAACGTGCCTCTTGTCGACTACACCGACGGTGCTATTGTCAGCGAGAAGAACCTCGACACTACGGCAGAGCAGACAGTGTTCGCTACTGCTGAAATCTTTGACCGCTTCACTGACGTACAAGCAACTAACGGGCAGGCTATCGCTGATTCTGCTGTAGCACTGGCCCTTGCTACTACAGCAAGCAGCGAAGTGCAGCAAGCTCTGACTGATTCTGCGAATGCTGTGGCTGCTGTTGCTGGTGCAATCACTGCGGCAGAGAATGCGCAGGATGCGGCTGACGCTGCCAACGCTGCTGCTTCTGTGGCTACGCAAGCTGCTGTGGATGCAGAGGCTGTAGCTGCAAGTGCCTTGCTTGTTGCTCAAGATGCGGAAACGATTGCGACTAATATTGATGCAAAAGCTACGCAAGCTCTGGCTACGGCAGACTCTGCCAATACCACGGCTAACTCTGCCAGTGCTGCGGTCAATGGGCATATCAGCAACACTAGCAACCCGCACAATACTACTAAGGCTCAAGTTGGTCTTGGTAATGTTGACAACACTGCTGACCTTGATAAGCCGATCAGCACTGCCCAACAAGCTGCCCTTGATCTCAAGGTTAGCAAGGACAGTAACACTGGTGCAGCGTCTTTGCCTGCCGGTACAACGGCACAGCGCCCTACTGGTGCCGCTGGTAAGATGCGATTTAATAGCACGCTTAATCAATTCGAGGGTCACAACGGCACTGCATGGGGTACGGTAGGTGGAGGTGCAACAGGCGCTCCCGGCAACTACGTGTTCAATCTGAATGATCAGAATGTCACTGGCAACTATGCAATCCCTGCTGGTAAGAACGCATTGACTGCTGGCCCGGTTACGATCAATGATGGCGTCGAGGTCACGATTCCCGACGGCTCTACTTGGACGGTTGTGTAATGAGTATGTCAATCAAAGCCTCTCCTGACGGCACTTACGGAGAGATTCTTGTAAACGGTGCTGTAGTTGCAAAGCTACCTGTCACTGGCAATGCAGTGATTCCGGGCCTTGTTGGCACTGTCGGTCAAAGTGGCGGCGTGCCTACCGGGGCGATCATTGAGCGTGGAAGTAATGCCAACGGTGAGTACGTAAAGTATGCAGATGGTACAATGATTTGCTCGGCAAGGATCACGTTGACTGCCGATGGGGCAAGATATTTTGCAACATGGACTTTTCCTGCCGCATTTATCGCTGCGCCCAATTACACGAATGTTTCAGGAAACATCGCTACCGTTGCGTGGAGCACTGTGGCTGATCGGCCCAAGTTGGGTATGAATGGCAGCTGGAATGTCACTGAGGCAGATGCAACATTAGGAATAGAAGAAGTTGCAGGGCAGGCAATAACCTCCGGGGCTACAATTTCTGGTTGCGCGGTGGCTGCAATTGGCCGTTGGTTCTAAAGGATAAATAATGAGCACACTAAAAACAAAGAAGGTGCAGCTAGGCGATAATGCGGACCCTTCAAAGAATTTTGTACTGTCCGTTCCCGCTGTTGCTGATGGCACGTTGTCAATTAAAAGGCAAGACGGAACCAATGTACTGAGCATTGCGACTGATGGTGGCTTCAATTTGCAAGTCCCTAAGCGCGAGTGGACTCCAGTTGTCTCTGGAGCTACTTCAACTGGTGTTGGAACTTACACGGTGCAAGTCGGGTATTACTGGGATTTTGGGACACTGTTTTATGTCACTGCGCGGGTTGAGTGGTCCGACCATACGGGGACGGGTGCTATGCGGGTTAACCTGCCGTTTGCACCCGATCCCAGTACGATCGTTCCTCTTGCTACATACGCCAACGGATTAAATGTAGGAACGAACAACACGCCGTTGCTTATGCGGGCATCTTCTGATACTGGCAAAGAGTTACAAGTATATGGCATTAACAACGTATCCGGCGGCACAGTCTCTATTCCTTCTATGGATACCGTAGGTGCTATAGCCTTCAGCGGCTGGCTTCCTAAATTAACTTAATAGGAGCATTCAATGCAAATCAAATTGAACCCACAAAGACGCGACGACCAACTGACTGTCGTCAAGCAAGGCGATGCACTGATCGTCAATGGCGTCACTTACGACTTCTCGCCGCTGCCTGAAGGT